GTAAGCCATAGCACGGGCCAGACCTTTGGTGTAGCGAGCAGACAAGCTGTCGTACAAGTTGTCTTCGATTGCCTCTTCGGTAATCGAAAAACCCAAAGCAATGGTTTCGTGGTTATAGCGGGTTGTCCATGCCTCTTGAGCATTGTCATAAGCGATGGCAGAGCCTTCGTTCTTGACAGGAGCGGCAGAGAAGCCAGACAGCTTGGTTTCTTCTTCAAAGGAACGCTCTGAGGTTTCGATTTCATAAATTTCTTTATGCTCTTCACCGTAACGGGCGTACTCCATACCAAACAAAGCGTTCAGTCCGGGGAGGAGTTCCTTCAATAGTTGTGCGCGGGAAATAGCCATTTAAGTTACTCCTTAGACTGCGGTGGCAGTGTAGTACTCATGGTTACCAAAGTTGATCTTGACGAGCATCTCTGGAATCTGAGTAAAGACGATTGTTGAACTTGAGGGAATAGTCGTTGCCGTATTACCCAAGGACGAAGTTGCCACGTTGATAGCAATGGAGGTTGTACCCGCTGCGTAGGCTGTAGTCACAAATGAACCTGTACGGACGATTTGACCGTTAGAAGCTACATAAGAAACATCAGTACCTTGCACGATGGCGCTTGGCAAACCAGAACCTGTGAGGGTAATAGTAGTGCTTGAAGAGCTACCTGTTGCAGACACAGAAGAAGCCGTGTCAGGCACAACGCCAACTACGCGACATGGGAATGTGTTTGTAGTCAAAGTTGCAGAGTAAGCCAAAGCAACTGAAGAGTTACCTGTGGTTGTGCTGCCAGTGTTATCCAACACGCCGTAGTTTTGACCAATCATGGCGTAGCTGCCGGAAGCAACTGTAGTGCCAGATGAGCAAACGACTGCTTTGAACACGGTGTCAGGATCGTCACAAACAATCGCAACAGCGTCACCAGCCAGCGTGCCGCCGGGCCAGTATTGGCTGAACTGCTTCTGCTTGGTCAGTGGGTTGGTGTATGAACAGCCGAGGAACACGCCGACCATACCTTGTGCAGTACCGTCAGTTGTGATGCCCAGACGCATTGCATTACCACGGATAACGCGAACGAAATCGCCGTAGTAAATGCTTACGGAGCTACCGTATTGAATAGGTACTTCACGGGTAGAACCCGCAAATACCTGACCTCCGATCAGATTGATCGGTTTTAGACCGTAGGGGGCCGAAACCGTGGGATAAGCCATTTAAGACTCCTTGAAAAGTTTAAGAACCTGTTCCAAACGATACTTTTGTCGATCTTTCTGCAAATTTCGACATCCGTGGGTCGTTATCTCTCATAAAGTTGTTGTCCACAGACTCCATCTGAGATTTGTTCACGTTAGCAAAATATGCTTCACGTTGCTTCAAAAATTCAGTAGGAATCGCGCACAGTAGCAATCCACCATGCTCAATGTTGCCTTTGAATCGGCCTTCTTGAACTGCGTGCATCATCATTTCTGGATAGTCTTCAGCCTTGCAAGGCTCGTAACCTTCCCTAAACTTTGACGAAATATTCGGAGCATCCGTCTGACCCATCATGCTGGTTCTGACCCAACGATGAGTGATTCCGGGGCGAGGATCAGGTGACGGCAAAGTTTCTGGTGGCTTCCATGAAGTAGGCCGAGCCATAACTTGACGAGACTCTTGGGCGCGGGGTGAGCGGTTTTGCTTAGCCGCGACTTGATCATTTACCTGTTCCATTACGAACTCCTTTTAAGATTTGCTACCTGTTTCGCATACTCTTCTATAGGCACGTTAAGCCGACGCGCAATGGCGGCCTGAGATGCTGTTAGCTTGATGCGATTAGGGGGTGTGCTGCGTGAAGCCGGAGCTACTACGGCAGCGGGTTTGGCGCGGCGAGGAGGTTCCTCATCCGTATCTGACGACCTTTGAGAGGTGTCATCATCCTCATGGCGCTGAACATCGAAATGTTCAGGAAATCTTTTGCGCATCGTCTGATCGATGGTGCGGAAGTACTCTTCAGTACCTGCATAGTCGTCACCATATTCTTTTTTCAGTTTCCTGTCAAGCCCCATCGCAGCCATTGTCATTTCTTCGTCTGCGCCGAACCAGTCGGAATTCTTCTCCACCCACTTCTGGGTGCGTGGCGACATGTTGGGTTTTTGCTCTTGGACAGGAGGTGCGTAGGTGTCCGGCTCGTCGATTGGACGCATTTGTTCTGCGCGGTCAATCCTGAGCGTTGCCTTGGTGATCTCCATCTGAGCTTCAGCCACGCCGTCAGCGTCGCCAGATTCGTACGCTTCTTTGTACTTCTTCTTGGCTGCATCCAGCTCCATTTGGGCTGTGGATTTGTTTTGTTCGATGAAAACTTCGCTACCGGACTTGAGTTGTCCTTTTAAACGCTTGTTTTCCTCATACACCTGCTTAGCGAATTCTTCTGCTGCCACCCGCTCCCGCTCAGCCTTTTCCTTGGCTCTGCGTTCATCGTGATAGCCGCGCTTGAGTTTGCCGACCCGCTCCTGTACATCCTTGCTGTACTTAGAGAGTTCGTCATCTGACGGCTCTTCAATTGGGCCGGAACTCTTTCTGCCCCGATCTTGCTCAGGGGTATCGTCTTCAATATCTACCTCAAACTTTTCGTCTTTTTGAGGTGCGTCGTCTTCATCTACCGGAAACTTGAATTCCGCTTCGTATGTTGCCATGATTGCTCCTTATGCGCAGGCAAAAAATTGCCCGTTATGTTTGTTGGATTTGCTCCGGTTCCAATGGGCCGGGACAACCTGAAGGTTGTCATGGGTGCATGAGCCGCCTTTGCTAACTGGAATAATATGATCAACATGCCACTCCCCGCCGCATATTTGCTTGCGCAATTTGGCGAGTGCAACAGCTTCCCTTAGTACCCAAGAATCAAAGCAGTCAAGTGATTTTTCGCCCGATCTCCGCATTAACTGATACCTCAATCTAGCTTGTTTCCTTGCCTCTGAAATTGGTTTTTTTGCGCGAATAGCTTCTTGTTTTGCCCTTCCGCCAGACAAAACATACGCAGCCTCATGGCGTTTTTTTGCCATCTTGCCTTTATCGGAGGATTCGTATTTGCGTCTTGATTCTTTTTGTTTTTCGCTACGCACGACTAATTCCCCTTGGATCTTCCACGACCGCTTCGACAGAATCATCATTGATGAGCCTGAATTCACGACCATGAATCTTCAGGCGAGTGCCTGAATTGGGGCGGACGATGACGAAGTCACCGATCTTGCAGCGAGGGCCACCGGGGAATCTCGCCTTATCTTGGTAGGCTTCCGGGCCAATCTTGACAACAAACAAGACAGGCGACAAAAGCTCCTCGTAGTGGATCGATTGGTTCGACTTAACGATCCCAATCTCACTGTCCGCAAACTCCTCCATTGCCTCCGGCACGACCGTTAGCAACATAAACCCTGACGGGTCTGGCAATTGTTTGGCTTTTTCTTCCGAGGTTTTGTTTAGAACCCCCGAAAGATCAATAGCGTCAACATCAAATTCAGTCATCGGAAAACTCCAGCTTCTTCGCAAGGTCGTTTATGAACCCGTCTGCGTGACCAAGACCTCGTATCACCCCGCAGATGTGCCGATATTCGGCATGATCGGTTACTCTTCCACTCGCTAAGTACTCGACCTGCTCTTGGCTGATCTTTCCCAGTTCGGTTCGCACATGTTGTAAAACACGGTTTGCATCCATACTCACCCTTTCTTAGGTTTGTTTGGAGGTTGTTGCGCAGATTTCTGCGCGGCTTGCACCGCCATTTGAGAGCGGTGTTTTGCGATGTCCACTCCTAGACGAGCGCCATCCAATTCCATTTGTTTGTTTAAACGATCTTTGTTTGCCGATGCGGTCGCAGCAACCTGCATGGCTGCAATTTCCTTTTGAGCGGCAATCCGAGCCTCTTCGATACGGATCTGATCTGCCTTGGCGGCAGCATCCATAGCTTGTTTTTGTTGCTTCAACTGCAAATCCTGTTGCTTCAATTGCAGCTCTTGCATCTGCATTTGGACAATTGGATCTTGCATTTGTTGTTGGGCTTGCTGAGCTTGAGCCTCTTGACTGTTCTGTGTAAACAGTTGTTTGGCTGCGTCTGCTGCCATGATGGCAAGGTGATCCGCCATTTCTGGTGGAACTTGTTTGGTTTTGTCTTCGTCAGGCAAGGGAATACCCATGCGCTTTTCAATCTCCAGACGGTACTGGAAGCCCACATGCTCGTTGATGTGAGCCATCATTGCGGCTTGCATCATTTGTGCTTGCGGGTTTTGAGCGATGATTTGGGCGATCTTTGGATCTTGCATCGCCATCATGTGGACTTGGATGTGAGCTTCGTGGTTTTGCTCTATAAAAGCCTTGACCGGCTGGCCTGTCAGGATGTTTTGGTTCTCCTGCACTGGATCTGTCGGGACTTGATCGTCTTCCGTTTTGACCAATTTATTGGCGTTCTTGACACCCAGAACCTCAATCATTTGACGGTGTAGCAAAGGCATGTCATACAACTGGGGTGCGCCTTGAGCTAACTGGAGAACCGCCTGATATTGGACGATCTTCTGCGCCATTGTTGAGGCGTTGGGATCGCTGACAGGGATAACGTCAGTGGTTTCGTAGTCAGATTTACGGGCTGCGCGGCTACCTTCTTCGGGCTGGTAGTCATAATCTTCTGGGGTGTAGTCGGCGATGATTACCTTCAGAAGCTTGAACTCTTGCTTCATGGAGTAGTGCATACGGGACTGGACTGCGCCCATGACCTTGAGGGTGCGTTCCAAGATAGCCAGAGTTGTGCCGACCGGAGCCTGCGCAGACATGTCAGAGACATTCATGTCGCCGCCGTTGGCAAATGCACGGCCTTCTTCTACGATGTTTTGGAACAAAGCAAAGAGAACTTGGCTTGGCTCTTTATAAGGGAGCGGGAGGATGTTGTCGCGGATTGAGCCGGACGGTACGTCTACGTCACGGAACTCTCCGGGTTGGATTGGCGTGTCATCGCCTTTAATGCGCAGACCACGGGATTTGAGTCCGCCGGGAAGGTTTGAAAGCGTTCCCGCGTCAACCAATTGCCGGATGAGCATAGTAGCCGATTTTGCATATCCCCCGATAAGGTGGATAAGACCATAGCCGTAAAAGCCATCGCCGGGGATGTATTGGTAATGCACGAAGTGCTGTCGTTTGATGTGAAGCTCGTCCCCTTCATACCAGTTTCTCCTTATTGCAAGAATTTCGCCAGATTGTTTCTCTACCGTGATCACATAAGGCAGGGCAATGCCTGTCTTTTCGCCCTTTTTGTTGGTGTGTTCAAAGCCGGGCAGGTCAATGTCCACATGCATTTCAAGAATACGATAGCGGTCGTCCTGAATGGCAGACATGCCATTCTCTTCAGACTTCTGTTTTTCTACGTCGTCAAGCTCGTAGCTTGGATCGCCAAGATCGACATCTAAGTAGAAACCCGACTCTTGTAGCTTTAAAACCTCATTCTTTGTCTTGCGCATCACATGGGTAACACGCTCGGAAGATTCGATGTCTCTTGCGCCGTAGGGGACTACAAGGTCTTCTGCGGGGATAAACACCGCCATCTGACGGCCTTTTGATGGGTCGTAGTAGACCTTTTTGAAGGCGGAGCCGGTGATTGGCAAAGACCACAGGAGCTTTTCATGCTCCGGGCGGTACTCAGTCATCACCTCAGTCAACTGATAGTTCATGTCTTCTTGAACTCGTTGGGCTGCGTCTTCTGTTTCGGGGGTTTCTTTGCCGATAATTTTGGTCTTGACAGGCCCCATTGCGGGGAATGTCTCTGTGATGCCTTCGGATTGGAATCTGACCACAGATTCCGTCAGCATTGGGTGGAATACACCGCAGGCTCCTTGCCAAGGTTCTGTACGCTCTTCGTACTTCAAACCCAGCAATTTCAGGCCTTCTACGTAAGTTCTGATCCAATCTCTGCGGTCGCGGGTATCTTTCTCAAAATCTTCCACCAAGTCAGAGGCTAGGCTCTGCAAGTCAGAATCATCCATATATTCTGCGAGGTTAGCGTCGAAAGTTTCAGCAGTTTCTTCGGCTGGCTCCATATGGACCTGAAGTGCGCCAATGCCCAGATCTACGGAATCTGGATTTTCAATTTCGATTTCAATGGGCGGGCCAGACAAATCCCCAATCTCATCGTTTAAACCTTGAGGCGCTGCGTATAAACCTTTTTCCATGATCAATCCTTAAACTGTGTAATACCGCTCTGTTCTGCGGCCTTTGAAGTACCTGACTTCCTCTTG